TTCGTAGACAACGGGATAGGGAAAGTCTAGTGGAAAGTCGCGCCAATCACGTGATACAGGGTGCTATAAATCTAATTTCTTTTATTAGAGAAAATTACGATAACGAGCAGGCAGATGAACTTGAGCGCAGATTGTTAAACAGTATACGTGCCCAAGACCCCAACAAGTTCAGCCGCGGCGTAAAGCGTATACAAAATGAAAATAAAAGAAATAATCACCGAGGCGACGACCTCGAGGACACCGCTGGGTAGTCTCAAGAACCAGCCAGGGTTTACTCAGGGTTTCATATCAGGTTTAGTTCCTGGTGCCAGCCAGGCATTCCAGGCATCTAGAAGAGATCGCCTGGCCACGGCTCAACCCTATAATGCGCCCACGGACGCTAATGCCACCACAGCAGGCAACACAACCTCCAGTACAGACAATATTAGTCCTGAATTCCAACGTGCGCAACAACAAGCACAGGATTTAGCACAACGTGCAGCAGAGTATAAACCTGCCAAACTAGGACAAGTAAACAAGAGCCGAGATCAAGCAGGTAGTTATGACGTCAGTCTAGCTGATGGTAATAGAGCTATAGTAAGAGTGGGTCATAAAGATGAACAAGGGCGCGAATATCCATCCAGAGTCAGCGTAAAGAATCCCATCACTGGACAACCAGTGAGTTACAGTTACGATAATACTATCAAGCAGTGGAGAAACGTTGGCAGTAACCAATTCGCTGATCAAGAATGGGGTGATTGGTTAAACACTCTTGTACAGGATGTTAGCCAGCAGGCACAACAGCTTGCTGACCGCAATGCAGCGCAGCAAAAGCGAGCAAGCAATCTAGCTAGAACTAGACAAAATAGACGACAAAGAATAGCTGGCAATCGTGGACCAGCCAACCCACCTAGCACACCACCAGAACCAGGAACTACATAAAAATGAGACTTTTTGAAATTAAAAACATAAACCCACGTTGGCAGCGATTAAATGAAGCTGACGAGAAAGCCACACACCTTGAGCATCTTGAGGATGAGATATTTAACAAGGGCTATGTGGGTGCACTAGAAGCTTTTAATTATATTGAGGGTCTAAAAAGAATGCTCACTAAGGAAGGTGTGGGTGATGCAACTAGAGTCACAGTAAAATGGGACGGCAGTCCTGCCATTCACTGCGGCATTGATCCTGAGGATAGTAAATTTTTTATTGGTACTAAAAGTGTGTTTAGTAAAAATGCTAAACTTTGCAAGACCAACAAGGATATTGATACTTGGTATGGTGATGTGCCTGAACTAGCTGCTACACTCAAGGCGTGCCTGCAATACTTGCCCAAGCTGGGTATCACTGATGTCATCAAGGGAGACCTTCTGTTTGTTCGTGGAACTAATCGTGATCTAGTAGAACAAGAAATTAACGGTAAAAAATATTTAACTTTTACACCTAACACAATCACCTACGCGGTGGATCTGGAAACGCAGAGTGATCTAGCACGCCAGATGCAGGCAGCCAAGATGGGTATAGTTTTTCACACTGTCTATCACTGGACTCCCCCCACAGAAGAACAACAACAGGAAAGACAAGAACAAGATCTGCCGCCCCTTAAAGATACTCCAAATCTTCCTGATATGCAGGCACATTTTAGATTTAATCCCAGCAGTCTACAGCATATAAGAGATGTATGGTGGGACGATGCATACTACGAAGATATGACTGGTATAGCAACACTGACACCCAGTGAGGTCAAGAGAGTGGAATCGCAGCTTAACCGTGTGGCTACGATTTTTAGCAAGGTAGATCCTGGGGTTTTTGATAGGTTTTTGGGTTCAGGTAATACCAAGACCAGCGACTTTGTGACCTATATTAAACCTTTTATTAATACTAAAGTACAGCAGGGGCAAGTACAAGTGGGCAGTGCCATTGAGTTTCTCAAAGAATTTCAGGACTATATCGAACAAAAGATGCAAGTGGAAATAAGTAAACTCAAGGGTGGCGCTGAAAGCACAGCCGCCCAGGCTAGACTGGAACGTGTGGAAGAAATTAAAAAATTTATTGCTGATAATAGCAACACATTATTAAGTATTCTAGCACTGTACAAAAAAGCAGTGGAATTAAAGCTATTTTTTATTAAAAAATTACAGATGATTGAGAGTACAGTGGGTACCTTTATCAAGACTGACGATGGTTATAAAGTCAGTAAACCCGAGGGGTTTGTGGCTGTGGGCGGTGACGGTCAAGTGGTCAAATTAATCGACCGTCTGGAATTCAGCCGAGCAAATTTCCAGCAAAGTAGGAATAGAAATTCAACTTAAAGGTGTTGGAATTCAAAATTCGGTATAAATAAAGATATGCGCAAGGCGCAGACTTTTTAAAGGAAGAAAAAAATGCCAGTATTTACAAGAACTAATGGTGGTGCAAGTCCAGTAACTTACACAGCAAATGCTGCTATCAGCAACCAAGACACACAGGGTGTTATTATCGCTACAGGTATTGGTAAGCCAGTACAAGCTTTTGGTGTAAACGCTAACGCAAGTATCGCTAGTGCATTCGGCCCAGGTGAAGCTATTGAAGTGGCACTGAAAGCAGTTGCACAACGTGCTACTATCCTAGCATACCAAGTTGACACCCCTCTTCTAAGCGTTATGGTAGAAGAAAGCGATTGGACTGCTGCTGATTTGCAGGGTAATATCAACACTGCACTGACTGCTGCAAGTATCAACATTTCAACAACTGTTACTAACGTTGGTATGAAACTACAACTTTCCTAATATTATAGGTTAGCAGTAGGAAACAAAACAATAAGGCAACCTAGGTTGCCTTATTTTTTACTGTAGTTTTTCAGCTACTAAATATGTGGGTCGGATAATAATAAAATGAGCTCTACGGATATAGAAAAAGAAAACCTAGAAGCGCACGTGGAATTGTGTGCAGAGCGTTACAAACAACTGGAAAACAGGATTGCCGGAATCGACAAGAGACTGGAAAATGTTGAAGAACATCTGGTGGCTATAAGAGATGGAATATCACACCGTACCAGTGCAGTGGACAAGCAGTTTATAACCATTGGTACTAGTGTGTTTGGTATCTTGCTCACAGCAGTGATTGGTTTATTGGTGCATTTAGCCCTAAAATGAAAATAACTGAAATACTAAAATCCGGACAGAGCTTTTTCGTTGCACTCAATAACGAAGAAGCAGAACTATTAAAAGAGCTAAGACAGCGTGAATCTGTAATGAAATCAGATCTGTCAGAAAGACAGCAAATCATAGCCAATCAACTAGTAAACAAAGATTTACTGCTAAGAATCAATGAAAACAATAGAATCATATACCGACAACCAGCTGGGTCAGCTACTAGTAGATCTAGCTCTTGATCGTATAAAAAATTGGACCAAGCGGGAGTTCCGTCGTATTTCATATAGGTCCGACGTTCCACTGTGTATAGAAATTAATGACCGTACCTGGGTCATAGGAAATTATGTAATCAAAAATCAGGGCAGTCACGCATACTCGGTGACACTGGACAATAAAAAACTACATATATTTTACAGCAGGTCAGCAGCGATATTTTATTGTGCACTTACTTCACTACATAAATTCCCACTGGCTGACAGAATATTGCTGACAGATCAGGAAACAGCTCGTCGTCACGAAGACACTGAGTTTTATCGTAACAAGCTCAATGACAGTAAAATCAAGTTAGATGATTTTAAAAAACTACTATATAGTACAAGATATCACGAGTCAAAACTGCGCCTAGCTAGTGCTAGATCAGAATTAGAAAAAAGTTTGGAAACTGCTAAATATAATAAAATCTGGGAAAACCTACTATGAACTTAAAAGAATTAACACCACAAAAAACCAAGAAACTAAACCGTGTGATGGAAAGCCGTTTTGGTTTCAAGCTTGATTACGACAATCTAACCTATGCCAAAGCTCAGAGACTAAAGCTAGCTCTAGACGAGGGCTTAGATCGTGTACGTCGCAGTGCGGAAATTCACAGTGCTGAGCGTAATCCCCAATATATGGAAATGTTGATGGTTCGCGAGGGTCTCACTGAATGGATCAAGCAACAGGATGTACTACTTGAAGGTGAATTGGAAAGCGCAGAAGCGGTGCTAGCAGCCAAGGATATGGTTGATAGTATTCAGGATATGATCACTGATGCTAGCAAGATGTTGAACGAACAACTTCCACCACTACTGGATAGTATTCGTGATCAAATCGGAACCGCACAGGCCGAGGGATTTAAGGGTAAGGCGCAAGAAGCTCTTAACAATCTTCTCACAGTACTGAATACCACTCGTGAATCTTTAGATTCTGGGGCAAGACAATTAGCTGGTGAAGAATCCCCAGAAGATAATATGGCGATGGGAATGAATGAACCAGAGGCGGATTCTGCACCGTTGCCAGCACCTGGTGACAATGATCTAGATGCCGAAGAACCAGCCAGCGACGATTTTGCAGCCAGCGCAGCAGCCGCAGGCGGCAATGAACCCCTGGGCCGCGAGCGTAGATAATGCGTTTAAAAGAGTTTGTCAAGGAACAGGCGCCAGTGGCGCCTCCTCCATTGGATCTAGGCCCAATGGAACCTTCACCAATGGCACTTCAAGCTCAACCACAGATCAGCAAGGCTGAATTAAAGCATAAGCAATTGCACAATAAAGAACAAAGTAAAAAAGATGTTCCAGCAGTCACAGCATTAACGCAGATACAACAGCGCATCGTAAAAAATAAACTAGAACCAAAAATGGACATCAATGATGTTCTAGATCAACTTGGAAACGCTCTACGTACTGATAATTTTACTGCTGATGCTCTAAGAGATCTAAATGACAGAAATATCGCAGTAAAAAATGTTGTTAAAAATATCGAACCAGACGCAGTAATTTTCAAAACACAGGACAGCGATAACCTTGGCGCCAGCCCCACCAATCAATTTCAAGATCCACAGCAAACAGTCAGTGCAATGGCCAGCAAGGCCCTGAAACGCCGACAAAAGTAAATTGCTCATCTGAGCATTCTAAAGTTTACTTTTACTAAAAAATAATGTATAATTAACCAAAATTTAATTGGTACCTTCAAAAAATTAAATACGATAAAGGAGTTAAAATGGCTTATTCAGATCAAGTTGTAGATCACTACGAAAACCCACGTAATGTTGGAAAACTTGATAAAAATGATCCTAGTGTAGGTACAGGATTAGTAGGTGCACCGGCTTGCGGAGATGTTCTACAACTACAAATAAAGGTAGAAGATGATGTCATCACAGATGCCAAATTTAAGACATATGGTTGCGGTTCGGCGATCGCAAGTTCGTCGTTGGTCACTACGTGGCTTAAGGGAAAGAGTCTTGATGAAGCGGCTCAAATTCAGAATACCCAAATTGCGGAAGAACTCGCGCTACCTCCTGTCAAAATACACTGTTCCATATTGGCGGAAGATGCAATTAAAGCAGCACTAGCAGATTATCGAGCAAAGCACACAGAATAAATGGTCAAGGTTCTTTTCTATCACAGTGTATCACTCTTTGCGTCATCCTTTGACTTTGATTATTTAAGAGATGGTATTAAGACAGTGTATCCTGCTCTGGCCACTGTCTATCTAAAAACACATCTAGAAGTGAATAGACCTGAGATAGCTGAACAGGTTGAGTGGTTACCACCTATACAACTTGAAAAAACTAATGAAGAACTAATTGAAATAATAAACAAAGAAAAACCTGATTTATTCTGCACAGGTCATTATATCTGGAATCACGACAATATAATCAAGCAACTAGAATATATTAAACCATATATACCTAGTACAACCAAGATTGTGGTTGGTGGACCTCATATAGATGTCAGCCAACGACCGGACTTTTTTCAAAAACATCCCTTTGTTGACTATGCTGTATATGCCTCGGGCGAAAATGCTTTTATGGATTTACTCACGAGCTTGGTTACAGGAAAAAAGTTAATAGCTTTTAACACATCCAACATTTCTTGGTACGATCACGACAAAGACAAACAAATTGTGGCAGAGTGGAAATATGTTCCACAAACTAAAATCAGCCCTTATCTTTATAACAGAGAATTTTTTAGTGCAATAATTAAAGATATCTTTGCTCAGGGATATCAGATATCGATGCCCTACGAGCTTACTAGGGGGTGCCCTTATGCCTGTACATTTTGTGATTGGAATTCGGGATTTTCAAATAAGACAACTCGTCGCAAGGGCTCCTACGAAGATGAAATCGATTTATTCCACGAACTGGGAATTAAAAACATATTATTGTCTGACGCCAACGTTGGGCAGTATGAAGAAGATATCGCATTAGTTGAGTATGTTTTGCAAAAAAATCTTAAAGAATCAGCTGGATTTAAAATTGATGCAAATTTTTCTAAATTAAAGAAAGACAATGTGCTTAAAATGATGCACATTATTGCCAGAATCAACACCAATGATTTTACTGAAAAAACAGGGCTAGGGTTTATGCTTTCAGTACAAGACATAAATGAAGAAGTTTTGGAAAACATAGACAGGCCTGATGTGGGCTGGGATAAGCATCTGGAAATGGCCTACGAATTAAGGGAAGCCTACCCAATGATACAGACCAAGGTACAGCTAATACAAGGGCTGCCCGGTCAAACTCTACAATCTTGGCGAAATACTCTGGCTGAAGTCGCAAGGCATCATCTAGTCTTGCAACCTTTTTTACATAGTTTATTACCATCTAGCCCAGCCTATCAAAATCCTGAATATGCAGCGAAGTGGAATCCGGTTTATAGTGATAGCTATAGATACAGTGCAGACCACAAGTATTTCCGTGGTACGTTTTTGTCTTCTTGTTCATCGTTTACTCAAGAAGATATGGTGGAAATGACTGTGCTGACTAACTTTTATGCTACTCTTACACAATTTAAATTTTATTATCCATATATTAATTTTGAATACGAAAAAGTAGTTGATGCTTTTTATAAAACAAAATTTTATGCTGGATTAAAGGAAAATTTATATTCTAACTGGATAGAACGTGACAGTTTTTATTTTACAGTGGGGCTGGACTTGAACGAACACACTTACTCAGCTTGTGAATTTTCCTATGCCCCTAGTAGATGGGGCTACTCTAATAATTTAAAAAAGCTGGTCTTGGACAACGTAGATCGGTTAGAAAGACGCAAATTTTTTCAGAGTAAAATAGTAAGTCCCCTTATTAATGTCACGGAGTATTAATATGATTAATCTTACAGAAAACGCAGCCAAAAAGGTTAGACAACAAATTGAAAAACGCGGCCAAGGTCAGGGTATACTGATTGGTGTTAGGACCACTGGCTGTTCGGGTCTAGCATATAAATTGGAATATGTGGATACGCCTCCCCCCACGGCTGAGTGTACAACTTACGATAGCAATGGTGTCACTGTCTTTGTCAGTAACAAAGATCTGCCCTATGTTAATGGTCTTGTTATGGACTATCGCAGACAAGGTCTCAACGAAGGTTTTGAGTTTGTAAACCCCAATGAACGTGACCGCTGTGGTTGCGGAGAAAGCTTCAGAGTTTAAATGATTATATCAAAATACAATTATACTCCTTTAGCTAGAGAAAGCATCGAGGGCAAACGCCACTACGCACTTCCTGATGGTAAAAGTGTCCCCAGTGTTACCACTATACTAGAAGCTACCAAGTCTGCAGAGAAGAAAGAAGCCCTGGCCAATTGGCGTAAGAACGTGGGCGAAGAACGTGCACGTCAGATAACCACTGAAGCTGCGAATCGCGGCACACGTATGCACACCTATCTAGAACGATATATCAAGACCGATGATATTGGAGAGTTACCCACTAACCCGTTCGCACAGCCCAGCTGGTTTATGGCAGCAGAGGTCATACTTAAAGGTCTAGTCAATGCCAGTGAGTACTGGGGTAGCGAAATCCCGATTTACTACAGTGGACTCTATGCTGGCACCACGGATTGCATAGGACTCTGGAAGGGGCGACCTGCTATAATGGACTTTAAACAGACAAACAAACCCAAGAAGCGTGAGTGGATTGATGATTATTTTATTCAGCTGGTCGCTTATGCTGAGGCACATAATCACACTCACGGTACAGATATCAAGAACGGTGTAATTTTGATGTGTGCTAAACCTAGTCAACTACAAGATGGCACTTTTAGTGAGCCAGAATATCAGGAATTCGAGCTTACTGAGCAAGACTATGCCTATTGGCAGGATCAATGGCTACGTAGAGTGGAACTTTACTACCTAACTGTCTGATTGCTAAATACGAAATAGGAGCTCACAATGGCAATCGTACAAATTTCTCAAATTAAACATCGCAGGGGAACAGGTAGTCCTCCACAGCTAGCCAGCGCCGAGCTAGGTTTCAGCGTAGACACACAGCGTTTATATATTGGTAATGGTACGTTGGCTGAAGGCGCACCAATCGTTGGTGTCACTGAAATCGTAACCGAGGCCAGCTTTGCGTCATTTATTGCAGACAGCCTATCGGGTGTTTATGAAGTAATTAAACTCACTATTCCTCCGGGAAATT